ATATATTTTTACTCTATTACTTGCTGTTGCTTGCGTAGTGTCAACAGCAGCTACAAGATGATACCAAGCACTAGGATCTCTAAATAGTTGAGTTGATGTAACTTGAGTTTGATAACTTCCACCATATCTAGAAACTTCAAATTGATCTGATGGTGTGAACTTTACAATAACATCTGGATTATTTGTTCCTGCGGAAAAAAATGTTTGAAGTGAGGTAAGTTGACCTCTTTTAATCCAAGCGGAAAAAGTCCAAGTTCTTTTATTTCCATCACTTGATGGAGTTCTTTCTAAATATGTAGTATCAGCCCTATTAAATCTTAAACTACGTTCTACTTCAAAGTCTCCAGCGGCTCCTGAAGCTCCTATTCTTATTGGATCAAAAAATGGCATTACTTAACGTCTAAAGAAACTGCACAATGAATGACGTTACTCGATAAAATTATGTAGTCAATCCGATCAACTGCAGAAGCAGTAGTTGTTAATGTTGGTGCTGTTCCTCCTACAAATTTAAAGGCACTATTAAATGAAGCTGTCCTAGACCCTGTACCGTCTTGTGTAATAAATATAGAACCAGCCTGACCTACTACCTGATTTGAAGGTGCGGCAAAGGTTCTGTTACCTCCTAGCGTTACTGAGTGATGACAGGCTGTTGCCATATCTATTGTTATTGTTGCTCCATCAGAAAGGGCTGTTACATTAGCTGCTGCTCCTCCTGTTAAGGATATGCCTCCTGATTCTGTTTCTAATTTTTTTACATTATTATGGTAAAGATCAACCCCTCCATTAGGTGTTGCCACTATGCTTTCTTCGTTATATACAGCCCTTATTTGTATTTCATTTGTGCCGTCACCTAATATATTAAGATGACCTGCAACAGCAGCTAAATAGTTATCCGTTCCATCATGGTATATCTCTAAATCTCCGCCAGTTCCAAATTCAGCTTTTGCATTATCAGCAAACTCTAGTTGATTGTCTGACCTATCAAAAACAATATCTCTTCCAGCAGTAGCACCATCAAAAGTTACATCTTCTTGAAATATATTTGTTGAAGTAAAAGTATTTGCTGCCGACAATCCAGCATGACCAAAGTTTGTTGCAGATACATCACCCAAAGTAACAAAAGCATTATTAGCAGAATTTCTAATTTTTAAGGTATCACCATCAATATGAGGAACATAGGCCGCAACACCAATTGTGGGATCACCAGAGCCTTGATTTAATGTACTTAATGCAGCAATCACTTGGTTAAGCTTCGTTCTTACAACGAGTCCTGTTCCATTGTCTACATTGAAAGCTGCACCGCCTGTATTATCGACTCTTGACATAGCAAACCAACTTTTTTTCTAAGTATATCCTAAATATTAACCTTTACCAAAACCAATAGCAGTAAAATCAAAGTTTCTTGAAACAGATGCGCCAGAACTGTTTTTAAAATGTATCTGAAATCCATCAGATGTGCGGTTTGTTATTTCGTAGAAATCTCCGCTTTGCATATCAAAAGCTGTAATTCCAATACTTGGTAAATTTGAATTTACGCCTAAAAGTGCTGAAGTACCAGTGAAGAAAGAATGTGTAAAATTCACTTGGGTATTTCCGCTTGATGTTATTGCAGCAGAGTTTTGTTCTGTTCTTCTTTGAAATTCTGCAAAATATCCAAGTTGACTTACTCTTATATCCTGGTTTGTATCTTGGGTTGATAACACACATTTAAATTTAAATGCCCTTCCTTTAAATGTTCCATTTGCAAACTTTTGAAAACCTGAATAACTAGTGGCATCTTGAGAAGTTTGGACAAAAACCTCTGCATTTGTATCAACTGAAGCTGTGCCATCAAAATCCTGTCTCGCATCAATATCTGTAACTGAATCTATTAAATCATTTGAATAAACAGAATCTGTTTGAATTAATTTTCTTAAATCAAGACTAAATACAGCCCCTAAATCTAAAGTTTCATTAAATAAATATGTTCCAGTGGCTGAAACACCTCCAATGTCATCAATAGAATTTTCTGTATCAAAATCTGTAATATTATCAAAATTTCCTACGCCAGCCAAACTTATTGACCCTGTACCAGAATCAAATCCTATATTTGTTTTTGAGCCTTGAAAAGCTGGACTGTCTTGATCTTCTCTTCTTGCCTGTACTAATAATTTTGGTTGTGCTTCAGGTAGATCTATAACGATACTTGTTTCACCTGTACTGAATCTGTCGCCATCGTCTTGTGTCTTGAGAATATACTCACCCTCCAAAAGTGGAACCATTTTTTCTGTTGATGCTCCACTTAATGCAAAAACAAGGTCTGTTGCATCTTGAAAAGTACCACTTCCATCTGTTTTTGGCGAATGGCGCACATGAATACGGCCTCCTGCGCGAACATCTTGATCTGGTACAGCATCCCATCTTAATCTGATCTCTTTATCAGATATTGGTTCATAAGTAAGATTTGTTATATCTGAGGGTGGTGCAGTTTTACCAACGGCATTAAATGTTAGTGTTGCTGGTTGTCTTGATGGTTGACCTAAACCATTAAAACTAAAAATTCTTATTTGATATTCACCTGCATCAGTATTAAATATTTCCGCATCACTTGAAAGCGTTTCAATCTTTTTAAAATCACCATTATTAAATCTATATTGCACTTCATATTTACTTGCACCAGATTGTGTTTGCCAATCTAAAATTAATTTACTAACAGCCTTATTGTTAATTGTTACTATTTTTTCACTAACACTAAGTCCTACAGGTGGATCTAGTATTTGTGTCATTGTAGAGATATTTCTTGTTGGTAATGCTGTACCATCCTCAACAAAAGCATATTTACCAGAATTATGTTCTAATGCTGAAACTGTATAAGTAGTATCATCATTTTCTGTTATTGAAACTACACGCCATTGTGTAGGTTGTAAACTTGCTGTTTCTAATATATAAGGTGCGTTTGGATTAGGTGCTGTAGAAAAAGCAGAAGATACTGTAATAGTTGCAGAACTGATATTAGATATAGTTTTAGTTTCCATACTGCCATCAGGTAAAATTACAGATATTGATGGATTTTCTGATATACCAGGTATTGCTGTATTAGTGCTATCATCTAAAACTACAACTGTTGTACTAGTAACACTCTTAAGTAATCCTCCTCTTCTATTGTCAGATTTTAAGCTATCTGAAATTTCTATAATGTCACCAGGTCTTACTAGAACACCAGCAGCAATAGTTGTAGAAAAAGAGCAAGTTTCGCCAGAATTTTGTTCATTATATAAAAACCATTTACCTAATCTTGCTGCTTGACCCCTGCTAGTTGTAGCAAATGCTCTTATATTTTTAACAACAACTCCATACTTGGCTTGTGTGGTTGCGTCAGCTTCAACAGTTTCAACATCAATTTCTTGTGTTGTCATATCTAAATAACTAACATTAATAACTGTATGTCTTGTTTTTAAACTTGAACCAAAATATACAAATCCTTCTTCTGTTACATTTGCATTATTAAATAAATAAGAAGGTGTTTTTGGTGCATCTTGAGATACTTCTATAGCACCAGCAGCATAAAAAGGTATAGCCCTCATAACGCTGCAAAGTTCATTTATTACTGTGTATGCTTCTTTTGCCTGTGTAATATTTACATTACAACTAAATCTAGGTTCTGTTGTATTATTACCACTACCATCATCTATTTGTTGTCCACAATATTCACTTACAGTTTTAAATGTATATTTATCTAAACTTGTTTCTGCAATGCCACATCCATAACGTGTATTAGTTAACAAATCGTATAAAATCCATGCTGGATCACTACACCATTCTTTGTCTGTTTTAAAAGTACCATTCCATGTACCAGCATAAGTTAGGGATCCATCTGCAAGATTTACAGTAGCATTAGAAGGTATTTTTATTTTTATGCCACGTATTTTATAAACTCTTGAGGGTACTCTAGGGAACTGTTCAGCATTAAATCTAAGTGCTACGTGTGCAGTATTTGGATATGCGTTTTGTTGAAAAATAATATTAGTTGCAGAAGCAAAGGCAAAAGCATTTACTAAATTACTTTCTGTACTATCTGCTGTTACTCTTTCTACCCTTATTTGTACAGGAAAAGATGTTGTAGATTTTAATTTTACTAGATAGTCTCTAAAATAAGCATTTGTAGATCTACCTTTTACAGTGTCATTAACAACAGTAGTAGTTGTTCCATCATTTTCAATAGTTTTGATTAGTAAATTTACTTCTACACCATTTATATCACCATTAGATTCAAATTTTTGCATAGTAGGAAATCTAAGTGTTACACGTACAGCATTAATGTTGGATTGACTAACAGTATGTGTTACAGGAATACTTGTTGTTACTGTTGTTCCAAGTGGTACTTCTGTTTCAATATTTTTTATACCTGCTATAAATGTTTGATTCGCTGTTCCTGTTCTAAATTCAAACCCTACATCTTTGAAATTAAAATCACTATCATTAGGTGCTGAATTACTAGCTGCTTGTTGTAGTATCTGTGTGCCATTTAGATAAGTGTCTTTTTTAAATGCGTTAAGGTATGCAGTAGATGTTTGATCTGTTATACCTTCTCTAGATGCTGTTGCACTCCCC